TCCGCGCCATCCTTGCCGTTGACCCCCGGCGCTCCATCCTTGCCGCTCAGCCCGTCCGCGCCATCCTTGCCGTTGACCCCCGGCGCCCCGTCTTTGCCGTTGACTCCTGGCTCGCACTTGTCGCCCTTGTCGCCTTTGTCCCCCTTGTCGCCGCGCAGGCCCGGCGTGCCGTGCGTGCCATCGACGCCTGGGGCTCCATCCTTGCCGTTGATCCCGTCGCGGCCGTCGCGGCCGGGTACGGGCGGCGCAGGCGCGGGCAGCGCTCGAAGCACGTCCGCAGCGATCGCCTGCACGTCGACGGGTGCAGCATCCTTCCCGTCGACGCCATCGCGCCCATCGCGACCCGCTTGCGGGATCGGGGGCAGCGGCAGTTGGCGCAGCACGTCGGCGACGATCGCTCCGGTGTCGACGGGGGCGGCATCCTTGCCGTCGCGCCCGTCCTTCCCGTCGATGCCCTTGTCGCCTTGCAGCGGGCGCTGTGCTTCGAGCGCTGCCAGCCTGTCGGCGATGGGCGCGAGGCCGCGCGAGACGTGGCGCTTGATCGACTCGAAGAGTTCGACCGATGCCTGCGTGAATTGTTCGTGATCCATGGCTATGTGGCAGACGCGCCGCCTGGGTTGGTTGTGGTCGATCGCTTGCGAAGATGCGTCAGACGGTTTCCGCTTCAATGTCGAGCAGTTTGGCGACGAAGCGCAAGGCGTGCGCGCCCGAGTCGATCGCCTTGGGCGCGGGCGGCATGGGTGCCGGTGCCGGTGCCGTGGGAGCAGGCAGCGCCGGCTTGCTCGATGCGAACGGATCGGGCTGGCTGTCGCGCTTGTCGAGCGCAGCGAGCGAGTAGTTTTGCTGTTGCAGGTACGGCGTGTCACCACCGGTCACTGGCTTCATGTTGCGACTCGCGCGCGCTTCGTTCGGCTTCATCCAGCCGCCGCCCACCCCCTTGTTGAGCGCGTCGATTTGCGTTGCCGAGTCCATCTTCATCAGGTCATCAAGATCGAACTCGACGCCGATGTCGCGCCCCGCGATCTCGGTCAATCCGAGCCCCTCGTCCAGCATCGTCTCGATGCCTTCCATGTGCGTTTGCAGGCACTGGTTGTAGTACTGCTGGTTGAGCGCTTCGATGTTGTTGTAGGCGGGCGCAGGCGCCGCGCCCACCATGTAGGGCGGTACGTGAAACACGGCACAGATTTGCTCGGCCGACAGCTTCAACTGCTCGACCAACTGCGCGTCTACGGCGTTGATCGACATGGCCTGATAGCCGAGCCCGTCGCCAAGCACGGCCACCTTGCCGATCTTGTCGCCCGTAAAGTTCGCTTCCCACTCGCGCTTCAAGCGCTCGGCGAGCTCGTCACCGATCTGCGCGGGCGCGGTCAGGATGCCCGAGGGGCGGCTCATGTTGTCGAAGAATGCGGCCGAGTTGCGCGCGATCTTCAGCGCTTGCGTGGCCGCGAGGCCGCACGCGAAGATGGGCGACACGCCGACGAGCGGGTGGAACAGGCAGATGGCGCGATCGTGGATGATCTCGCTGGCGGGCACGGCCGGCAGCGACTCGGTGATCTGCGCGAGGTTGTCCTGCTGCAACTGGTAGTAAACGGCACCATCGGGCGCGACGAGTGGCTGCACCCGGGTGGGGTCGAGGATGTAGTGCGCGATGATTTGCCCGCGCTGGTCGCGCTCCTTGAGCACGTAGGCGTTGCCGTGCGTGAGCTTCGACACGAGCCACTGCTCCATGAACAACTGCCGCGTCTGGTAGCGGTTCGGCTTGCGCAGGACTGCGTTGTAGGGCGGCAAGTAGATCGCGGTCCACACGTCGTTCGCGTCGCACTCGACGAGGTGCAAGCCGAGCTTGCCGATGTCCTGCGCGATCAGCGAGATGCAGGCGAACACGGTGGCCTGCGCGAGCACTGCCTCGTTGTTGACGGTGACGCCGCGTTGCCACGCCCCGGGGAAGGACTCGAAGATCGTGGTCCACGCCCCGGCGCGCGTCATGGGCGGCGAGGCGCCCGATGCGGACGCGAGACTCGGCACGCGTTTGATCTCGAACGGGCCGAGGCGCATGGTCAGGACTCCCCTTCGGGCGTCATGTCGCGGCGCCGGTAGTGTCGGCGCTTCGGCGCGGGCTCGATCGGCGGTTCCTCATCGTCGGCGTTGGCGGTAGCTGGCGCGTCGGCGGCGGGTGGCAGATCAGGCAGTCCGATGTCGTACGGCGCGATCGTCGGTGGCGATTCGTCACGCGGGGCAGCATCGAAGTAAATGTCTTGGAAGTCGTTGGGCACCATCAGCGCTTCGATCGCCTCGACCGTAGCCGACGGATTGGCGGCGGGGTCATCGACCACAATGGCGCGGCGGATCCCGGTGAACAACCGAGCATGAGCGGGAAGCTTCACGTGGAACACTTCGCCGGGCTGCACGATGCGACTCGCGTAGCGCAGGAGTTTCGTGGCGCGCAGCGCAATCATGGGCGATACATCCTGGCTAGGTGCTCTTGCGAAAACCCCGCCCGGAGCGCCGTGGACGCTTCGGGCGGGGCGAGGGTCAGAGGCGGCGCAGCGCGCGCCGCCTTCACGATCACGACGCGGTGACGCCGTAGTTCGCGTTGCCGACGAACGCCACAGCGCCCGAACGACGCTTCTGGAAGTTGATCGAGCGCACCACCTTGATGGCCGTCGATTCCGACTGGAACATCGAAGTGAACTTCTCGGTGATGCCGGCAGGCGTGTCGGTTGCACCGGCGGGGGCGCTGTTCTGCTCGATCGTCGCCTCCGTGCTGATCGAGACCGCGATGCCGCTGTCGCCGATCTTCCAGATGTCGCTCGGCTTCATCAAGATCAGGTCACCCGCGCCCACGTTGTCGCCCACGATCAGCGGATCGCCTTCCAGCGTGCCACCAGTCGAGGTGATGCCATCGAACTCGCGCTGGCCCAACGCGTTGCGCATCAGTTGCAGCGCCTTGGCGAGCGACGGGGTGGTGACGAAGTACAGGCCGGTCGCGTTCTTCGCGGTGATGAAGCCCGCGTACAGATCGGCGATGTCCTGCCGCACGCCTTCCGCGTCGTTGCCATTCGACGTGCCAGCCACCAGACCATTGAGCAGGCCAGCAGGGGAAACGGTTGCCGACGCTGCGGTGGCGCTGAGGAACGTCGCGTCCACGCGCTGGCCGCTCGCCTGCGCGAGCATGTCGCGTACCCACGCCTCAGCAGCTGGGGACGAGTCGCGCAGCAGTTCGTTGGACACGACGGCAAGCGCGGCGACCTTCAGCGGGGTCAACGCCACGGTGCTGGCACTCGGCGCGCTGGTCGGGATCGCTTTCGACTCGCCGACCCAGTAGCCCGTCGCGGCGCCGTCGCTTCCCTTGATGGACACGTTGGCGGGCACGACGCGACACGGTACCTTGTCGTAGACGGTGATGCCATGCAGGTATTCGATGAAGTCGCCGGTGTAGCGGTTGTCGGCGCTCACCAGTTCCGAGCCCCACTCGCCGCTGCCCGATCCGCCGCCCGCGATCTCGTTCGCCTTCATCAAGCGCACGAGTGTTGGGTTGGACTTGCCCCACCGCCCTTCGGCAATGGTGGAGGCGGGCACGTACAGCTTGGACGCGAGCGCCTTGGCGATGATCATGCGGGTGAAGTTCTGGCCCTTGAACTGCTCATCGGCGTCCGAGCCCTTGACGATGATCATGGGGCCGCGCGACTGCGAGCCCTGCGCGGCCGACTTGCCTTGCGCGGGCGTGGCGGCAGCGGCGTTCATGGCGTCGAACTGCGCTTGGCGGATGTCGTCGTCGAGCGTCTTGACCTCGGCGGCGAGGGAGTCGAACTCGGTGGCTTCGTCGTCGGTGCTGTGACGGTTCTCGGCCGTGCGCAGTTCGACAAGCTCGCGCATGCGCGCGGCCTTCTGGGTGCGCTCGTCGCGCAGTTGCTGGATCGTCTTCATGGTCAGGCCCTTTCGGCGTAGTGAGTTGGCGCCGGCTGTTGGGCCGGCATTGGGGTTGACGCTCGCGACGCCGAGCGGTGCAGGCCCGCGAGCGGCCGCGCCCCGGGCTTGGCCTGACGCGGCCCCCAGGATG